TGCCTTGTCACAAACATCTCGCAAGGGTAATGGAAAAAGGGTCCGATAATTTCCTGCGCTCGTAGCTCAGTCGGATAGAGCAGTTGACTTCTAATCAACAGGTCGCAAGTTCAAGTCTTGCCGAGCGTGTTATGAACGAACGTAAATTCAAAAGACTGTCTAAGATAGCATTACCATATGCACTCAATAATGATAGAACTAAACGTCATGTATCTCTGATACTCGTGCGTAATAAAGTTATATCTATAGGTACGAATCAATTGAAATCGCACCCGAAAGCAAAAAAGATTGGATATCGTTATGACGAAGTACACTCGGAATTGGATGCACTCCTCCGATGCAAGGAGAGACAAAATCTTGAGCTTGTTAATTTTCGGTTCAACAGGTTTGGCGATTCTAGGCTATCTCGTCCTTGCTCTCTTTGTTGTCCATGGTGTAAACTCATCTTCGACAAAATCTATTACACAACCCCCACTGGATTCGAAAGGCTGGCATACTGATGAAAACATTTACCCTTCTACAAGAAGTAATACACACACCAACTAAACAAAAGGCTACCGTTACAGCAACTAAGATAGACCGCGAAGGTAATCATCTAGTTGAGGTTAAGTATGAAAATGGTAGTAAAGGGTGGACTACACCAGAAGCACTGTCTTCGTTCATCCAAGACAGTGTTGATCATACTGGTCAGTTCCTCTCTGATTAATCAATGGAGCCGATGTGATGAGTGAATTTGCATCAGAATGGCATAGCAACTTTTCGCGGGCAAAGTCTTCACTCAGCAAGGCTTTGTCCGAAGAGACGGTCCTTCGAGATCTTATCGAACGTGGTTATGATCCACACCAAGGAAAAGACCGAGACTCAATCCACGATTGTACAATTGAGATCGCACCGGACTGGTGGTTGAAAGTACAAATTAAAAGTTGCTATGGAAATAACACATATGTAAATCTTACCACACGCGGAACCACAAAGACTGCACCGGTATCTCCGGGGAAGAACAGCAAACCAAGGACAAGCACCGGATATTATAATTCTGGTATCCACCTTATGGCAGTTGTGACAGATACGAAGGTACTGTATTATGACATTTCTTCATTTGGTAGTTCACAAGAAAAGTTCAATTGGAAAAAAGTTCACCCGATTGTTCTAGAAACTTATATTAATAGACTTATTGGCGATGTGGCGGAATTGGTAGACGCAACGGACTTAAAATCCGTCGAGGGTTAACCTCATGGGGGTTCGAGTCCCCCCATCGCTATTAATAACCACCACCAGTTGAATATGCACCACCACTAAAACTACTATAGCTGGAATTTCCGCTTAGTCCTGCCGAATTAAAGAAATTCACGGATGAGAAGTATTCATATGATCCACTGACTTGAATACCACCAAATCCGGAGGCTATCGAATTACTCGCTGAAGTGTAGTATAATTGATTTGGTGTTAGATTGTTTGGTACAAAGAACAAGTATTTTTTATTCATGGTATTATCAGTCACGCTGTATACTGCTGGATCACTATAATCAGATATAAATTCTGCCGTAGGAGTGATCAAAAAGTCATTTGTATTCTGTTCATCAATAATAAAAAGATACATTATACCGCGAGAAAGTGACAGTGGTTTGGAAATTTCACCATCAATAGTGATCATACTCTGACCATCATCAGCCACTCGTCTTCCAACTATATGAACCACAGTGTTCTGGTTCTCTATTTCGAATGGTCCTCCAGATACAGTAGAGGTTTTTCTCTTATGATCAACAGTAACTCTAGTACCCTTCAGGTTTTCTGCAACTATGGTCAAGTCAGTAGAGAAAGAGACAATTTCTCTAGAAAAATCATCTACAGTTATTCCATTGATGGTATATCTACCTGAATTGGATGACGTAGTAAAATCAACATAGTCTCCTATTTGGAAATTATTACCGACAAAACTTGTTGATGTACTTGTAGTGAAATTGATCAGTGAGTTTGTTGTGAGTCCGGCATACGTAAGACCAGAGGCAGTTTCTATCTGGGGAACCGTATTGAAAAATTCTGGTCTATAATAGTTTATTTCTGACGTACTTCCTATTGCAGACACAGTTCCTATAATTTTAAAATCGCTGTAACTATTCAATGTACATGACGCAGACAGATCCGCTGTATACTGATTAGTTGGATCATCGTACACGGCACCAGTAATTGTGAATCCAGCACCTGCTGCCATTGCCTTGAAAGCAAGATCAATAAATTGTTTATCTTTTATGATCTGTGTATCAGAATAGTCTAGAACTATCTGTGTTCCTTCAATGAGAACAGAGGGCTTAGATGATAGGTTTTGGTTTACTATTACTCGGTCATCTGGAGTGTCTATAAATTCCAGTCCAAGGAATTCGGCCGTACCAAGATCTTGGATGAAAAAATCGCTCATATTAAGAACCGAGGAATGAGATTAATTGTCCTGTAGCTCCACCGACAACAAACACGGTGTTTAAGTTACCAACTTCTAGGTAGCACGATTCTCCTGCTAGTAGAGGATACCCAAGAGTGCTTCCTAGGCTAGATGTGTGTCCGATATGCAATGTCGCTGTATTCGTTGATATGGCACGAAGTTTAACTCCAGCACCTAGAGGGGCGGCAGGCATTTGACGTGGAGTAGATCCAACGAAGAATTGTCCAGCACTGAACCCAGCAGGTTGCACGATAGATTTGATTTCTACTTGACCAGTTACACCAGTTAAGATACCGTTGGTGAAACCTTGGATTCTTGGCACAATGTTCTCTGATGAGTTATTCGTGAGTCCTACCACCGAAGAGAGTGAGATGGTTGCGGTAAATCCGGCATCCTGAATGGAAACCTTGAGAGAGTCACCGGTGACACCGATTGCAGTCTGTCCAGAGAAGATCCTGACTGCTGCACCAGTTGTTCCATCCACACTAACCAACGAGACGCTCCCTGTGACGCTTACTGTGTCTCTGGTCGCTAGGAGTCCTGCAACGATACCACCAGTAACCTTGAGCCCTTCTGGTCCGGCAGCAGTTACACCAATGGTTCCCTGCACAGTGACACCATCAGCACCGTTCGTAGATCCAGCGACTCGTAGGAACTGTGTTCCGAAGTTTCCGATACCGAATTCGCCACAGTTACCTACGTTACCACTTACTGTTATGGCAACATCACTGCCAGATACGGTGATGGGTAGAGGATCAGTAGAAGAAACACGAATGGCTGCTCCGGAATTACCGAAAGCCATCTTCTGTAGAGGAACGTGGGCTGAACTGAGGTTTACCCCACTGGTTCCGAAATCGGTGGCAAGGTTAGCGGTATTACCCACTGTTTGTACGATAATGTTTGAGGCGGTATCTGGCATTTTTAGTTAGTCTCCTATGAACTAATTTATATATAAGGGTTTGACAGACAGCATATATAAGGTATAATATGTATTCAACAGGAGAAACACATTGATTCTAAGCGACGAAGAAAAAAAGGGCTTTTCCAAGAAAGTCGAGAACATTGTTCGAGATAAAGGTGGAACTTACCTAGAAGCCGTGATAGAATTGTGTGAGAAGCATGAGATTGAACCGGGTATCGTAGCTAAGTCGCTATCCAAGCCCATCATCGAAAAGCTCAAAGTAGAAGGTCAAGACCTCAATATCCTGCCCAAACAAGAAGTACAACTACCGATCTAAGCACAGGGGAGTTCCCTGTTATTTTACTAAGGCCGAGGTAGATCCTCGGGGAAAGGCTCTAACATGAGCGATTTTGCAGATTTTAAGCGTAAGTCCCGTTCCAGTTCCAACCTTGATGAACTTTCAAAGAAGATTCAAGCAACATCAGAAAAGAAGTCCTACAAGGATGATCGATTCTGGAGACCTGAGTTGGACAAAGCAAGTAATGGTTATGCCGTTATTCGTTTCCTTCCAGCACCACCCAATGAGGATCTTCCTTGGGCAAAGCTCTACACACACGGATTCCAAGGTAAGGGTGGATGGTTCATCGAGAACTCCCGCACAACCTTTGGTGAGAAGGATCCTGTGTCAGAGATGAACTCAGAACTCTGGAACAGTGGTATCGAATCAGACAAGGATATTGCTAGAGCGCGTAAGCGTAAGCTCCAGTACATCTCCAACATTCTGGTGATCAGTGATCCTGCCAACCCACAGAACGAAGGTAAGATCTTCCTCTACAAGTTTGGTAAGAAGATCTTCGACAAGATTCAGGAAGCAATGGAACCTGAGTTCGCTGATGAAAAGGCAGTCAATCCTTTTGACCTTTGGGGTGGAGCAAACTTCAAGCTCAAGGTTCGTAAGATCTCTGGCTTCATCAACTACGACAAGTCTGAGTTTGACTCACCTAGCGAGCTTTTCGATGGTGATGATGTCCAGCTTGAAGAGCTTTGGAAGAAGCAGTACTCGCTCACAGCGTTCACTGATCCTTCTAACTTCAAGTCGTATGACGAGCTTAAGCAGCGTCTTATGGAGGTTGTTGGTGATGATATCCGTTCTAACGATGGAACGAGCGCACCGACCATTCAGGAGACCTCAGAGACGCTTGAGAGCAAGTCTGAGAGCGTTGCAGAAGAGACTGATGCTCTTGATTACTTCGAGAGACTCGCTAAGGATTAAGCGTATCCATAGGGGTTGCCTGTTGTTCTAAGGTCACTCCCACCGCGAGATTTAGAAACTGAGCTAGATGCACGAGGAGTTGCCCCACCTATATTGGAGGGTAACTCCTCTGTGTCTACTTCAGTAGGAGATTTAAGAGAAATTTGTTCAAATAATTCTGAAGTTGAATTTAAGACATCACCAGAAGCTTCATTAATTGCTTGCCCTTTACCATTTAATTGCTGTAAGGAAGTTTCCCACCAAGTAGTATTGGTTTGTATCACATTATTATCTCGTTGTTTTTCTTCATTTGGATTAACCCCCAAAAAATAATCAGACTTATCATATTCATCTTCTAGACTATATTCATTTTGTATTGAACGAAAATATAAATCAGAAAAATCTGGCATGGGATTGATTGGAACACCAATATCAGAAAATGGCACCATTCTATCATTTTCCGAATTCAAAACATCTTTAATATTCATATTTTCTTCCATTACTGCACTCCTCTACTTGCCATTGCTTGTTGTGTTTTCATATTTTGATCTTTAATAAAATCATTTAACATACCAATATAGATTTTTCTTTCCCATGGAATCATGCTTTCCAATTCTGCTAAACTATACCCATACATTTGCATGAGTTGAAAATTTAAATAATAAAAGCTAGGTAGATTTACATGACAAAAAGTAAGGTAAAAAAATCCTCTGCGCTACTTAGTTTTATTTTTCGTTTTCTTCCGGCAGTCTCATACACTAAAACATACTCATAATGAAAAAGAGAATCCATTCCATTTTTTATTATGTCTTTTGTTTTAATTGGCAATGAATCAAACATTTCAATTTTTTGATCTTCAGTTAGTTTACTAAACTCTATTTTCTCGTTCGTAGTCTCTATAGATTTTATTGTTGAACTAATATCAGAAAAGCTCTTTGGTATTTCTATCTCTATGATGAAATTATCAGTAACTAGTTTTTCTGTTATCTTACTTCCTTTAACAACAACATCAGAACAATTAATCAGTAGATCTACAGATTCTCCTGTATGTGGACAATTGAAAGTTGTTTTGAATTTTTCGCCTATAGATTTTTTTCTTAATTCTAGTAACAAGTGAATTAAATCAGTTTCTGTTAGATCTTTTGTATCCACCTGTACATTTGTTTCTATGATTTTAAGAAGGGTATTATACCCATCAGAAACATTACCAGTTTCTTTTGCGGCCGCTATAATTTTTTCTTGTTTAACAACAAGAGGGGTAAACTCTACAACAATATCCTTCACAGGTAACGTTGTTTTGTATATTGGCAATTCTATTTTCATAATTTTCCTATCCTATCTGGTTTTGTGATCCTAAAACTCCACCACTTGGTGTAAATAAATCATAATATCTGTATTGAAATTGTACACTGAATACCATAGGAGCAAAGTCCTCAACCGGTTTAAGATTAATTGGATATAACGCTCTTGGGTAAACTTCCGAAAATCTCCATTTAATGTTATCATTATCACCGTTTACAATTTCCAAAATATTTCCAGAAACACTTTCGTTGTAGTATGGTTGTGGTCCTTGGGGTTGTACTACGGCATTACACCATCTATTAACAATATCAAACATTGAACCATTCACTTCATTTTCCATATAAAATGATAGGAACAAACGCTGTGTCCAATTTTTTCTCGCTGGAAACGTTTTAACATTTCCTGCAACACCAAGATCTGTAATCGTGCCAATGTCCCAACCGGGCACCTCTGCGGCAAAGACAGGAATATTAGTGAATGATTCGCTATATGTTTTAGTATTGATAAACATATTCACATGGAACCTATTGTGCTTCATAAGTCCTTTGCTGTAAATTCCATTACCTTCAACTAGATCATCTACATTTGTTCCTTCTAAACTCATTTTATTTGCTTCCCTTTAAATAGTTCGTTTTCGGTTAGAATAGTGAATTCCCACTGATTGTCATTACAAACTTTTTTGGCAGCTTCCCATTTTGCTTCATTTATGGCATATGTCTTCATATTCAAGTCATATGATTTTGTTTTTCTCTTTTTGATCACCGGGGGCTTAGTCTGCTTATATGGCTTAACCTCAATCAAAAATGTCTTAATACCACCATCTTTGGTTTTTATTTCAGCGAGAAAATCTGGGTAGTATTTGTGCATTTTATTGTCTACCGGGGACAGATATGGTATCACCACCTCTTCACTCGCCCAACGAATTACATTGGTGTTATTATCCAGATATTTA